GTCTGATGCGACGCGCCCAAGACCGCACCGAAGACAAGGTGGACACGGTTTCAGATCGTTTGACGGAACACATCACCAAGCACTAGGGTGAAGCACCCAAAGAAAGGTGCTTGCAAATGGCAAAAGGATTAACTACCGTTGAGTTAACTTTGGTGCGTGACTGTCTCTTGAAATCTAATCCTGGGAGGGATCAAGCTGACGCACTATGGGAAGTTATCGAGAAGATAAACAAACTCATAGAGGGAGCAAGAGTTGAACAAGCCCGTAAAGCAAAGTCTGTTAAGTGAAATACGATCTGAAGAAAGCACACCGTCAGGCCGCATCCCAAGAATCCAGCGTGTATTTGAGAGCATGGATGAAACAGATCGCAAAGAACTTGTTGAAGCGTTAGACGATTACACGATCCCTGCGCCGACAATTAGCAAGGTATTGAAGCGACGAGGAATAGACTTAGACGCATCTTCAATCAACAAGTACCGTCGAGGGGGATTCGCTCATGTCATTAAAAGATGAATTAGAGGAGCAATCCCAACCGCCTGAGAACCAACGTGCATGGGCTGAAGTGACACCTGATGGTGGTGAGATTTCTACCGGTGTTCTACCTACACCGATCACATCGGACTGGACAGCAATACTTGTTGGGTTCGGTTTGGACCCTGCGGTGTTTGAAGTTGTTGACGACACAGTACGAATGTCTAAGTGGCAAACCTCTAAACGTTTAGAGAACGGTGATCGAGATGTTGCATGGCTGTACTCATATCGTGCCAGGTTCAGGCGCAGGACTTCACGGGTGTTACCTGATGAAGATATTGAGGCGTTGCGTAAACGTGTAGGTAACTGGAAGCAACCGAAACGGGCTGTGGTTAAACCGTCAGAGGAACCACCATCCACGTTCGTAGTGAATTGGGCTGACCTTCAGCTAGGTAAATCTGCTGGCGGTGGTGTTGAAGCAACCGTTGAACGGGTACTGGAATCATTAGAGAAAACAGTCCAACAACTCCATGACCTGCGCCGTAAAGGTAGAAACATTCAGAGTGCTGCACTTGTAAACATGGGTGATCCGTTTGAAGGGTGCGATGGCAACTATGCAAGCCAACTGTTTACTGTTGAACTGACACAGCGCGAACAGTTGCTACTTGGTGCAGACCTGTTCAGCAAAGGGATAACCACCCTTGCGTCAATGGTTGATGTCATGGAAATCATTGGCACACTTTGCAACCACGGTGAATGGATGCGACGCAACGGCAAGTCTGTTACCTCGGATTCAGATAACGCTGGAGGGTTCCTGATGGATATGTTGTTCCGAATCTTGGATCATCAGATACCGAACCTTGAATGGACTATCCCACACGATGAGATGGTCACAACCAAAGTGCTATCCGATGTGAAGGTTGCGTTCGCTCACGGTCACAAGATCACCGGCAAAGAAAACGATTGGCTTAACGCACAGTCGATAATGATTTTGCGTGAAGAAGGACGCGAACCTGACCTGTGGATCACAGCACACAAACATCACCTGCAAGTCACCGATCATGGTGCATACACCCGTATCCAATGCCCGTCAATGGACGGTGGATCAAAATGGTTCGCTGACTCTAAAGGTATTTGGTCCACCCCAGGCACCCTTACCCTGCTGGTGGGTCGCCATGACAAACGGAACTGGTCTGATCTGGAAGTCCTATGACAGACGCACGTTTATGCCTATGCGTATATCGTGGGGTGATCCCCCGACCCCCTCAATGTGGAGAAAAACCCGATGACTTTGACGAATAGAACCGTTGTTTACATCCAATGGGCTGACACCCACCTGTCCGAAGGTGGCTGGCTGAACATGGACGAATACGAGGACGACGGGGAATGTCTCGTAGACACCATCGGGTTCCTAGTACCAGTCGGTGAACCAGGTTCCAAAGACAACCATGTGACCGTATGGCAAACCATTTGCGAAGAAGAAGGCATCCACGCTATACATATCCCTGTGGCGATGGTACGAGAAATGAAAGCGATTGACTTGACATTAACCATGTCACACCCCTAGATTACAAATACAACTGCACAACCATAGGAGGAACAATGCAGAATCTACACACCATACCCAAGCCAACACACGGCAGCCAAGACTGGCTTAACCTACGTTGGGCAAACGAAAAAGGTGAGAAACGAATCACCGCGTCAGTAGCCGCAGCAATTCATGGTGAACACAAATACACCACACCAGCTGACCTTGCGGTAGAACTATTGGCAGCAACACCCCCTGTACCAACAGAACAAAACGATGCGATGCGTCGAGGCACAATCCTTGAAGGCCCACTCATGGGTTGGGCAGGAGAAATCCTCAACGAAACCATCACCGAACCATCAGAGATGTACTGCTACGAAGAAAACGGTGTACGCCTCATGTCCACAATGGATGGTCGTTCACTCACCGGCAAGTTTTATGAACTCAAAACATATAACAAGCGTTGGACGGGAGAGCTTTCCCGAACCTGGTACTGGCAAGGAGTTCAACAAGCGATATGTACTGGTAGTCACGAAATCCATTGGATTGTTTTTGATAGCGACCTGCAACTTCAGTTCCATACACAAACCGTGACCAGTGACGAGAAACAACTCCACATTGAGGCAGCCCGCAAATTCTTGGGGTTCATCGACATGGGCATGATGCCTGACATAGCTGATCCCACCTATGACAACGCCAGTACGCTCTACCCCGAAGGTTATGGAAACACAGTCGTACTCGGCCATGAGGTGTATGCGAGTCTAGAGCGTTTGGCGCAGGCACGTGAGCAGAAGAAGCAGGCTGAAGCAGTTGAGGAACTCATCAAGGGTGAGTTGGCGATGCTGTTGCAGGACGCTGAGTATGGTGCGATTGACGGAACCCAGGTCGTATCGTGGAAGAACAGTTCACGCACCTCGTTTGATACCAAGAAGTTTGAGGCAGAGCATCCTGCATTGGCAGAAAAGTTTAAGAAAACATCAACCTTCCGCACTATGCGGATTATTGCTAAGGGAGCAAAGTAATGAAACTAGAAGAAATAATCAGCAAATATGGCGTACCTGATCCGAAGATCGTAGGCAAACTCCCTAAAGGTGGGATACAGCTTGACTTCGTAGGTCACGCAGACGTAACCAAAATGTTGATCGAGATTGACCCTGAGTGGACATGGGAACCAACCGCGTTTGATGTAAACGGCCTACCGGCTTACCGTGTTGAGAACGGCATGGCACACATGGCAGGCTGGCTCACCATCCTCGGTGTACGTCGTTTGGGTATCGGTTCGGTCATGCACAACAAACCTGACCTACTCAAGGAGTTGATCTCGGACTTCATTCGTAACGCCAGTATGCGCTTCGGTGTTTGCCTGTCGTTGTGGACTAAGCAAGAGTGGGACGATGTATCGCACACCCCGACCACCTCTGCACCTAAGCCTTCAGTACCGCTAAAAGATATGTCGATATCAATATCTAAAGCATCAGCAACACACAAAGACCCGTTGGTGTCAATGGACAACATCAAACGTTTCGTCGAGGCTTGCAAAACAGCAGGACTAAACCACGAACACGTTGCCAAGACAGCAAACGTTGACCTAGCAGACCTCAAAGAATCGCAGATGCCACGACTTCGCACAGCGTTTGCTTCGGCAAAAGAGTTGGCATCATCATTCGCTGAAGAAGAACCACTACCACCTGAAGTGATGGACGACTTCAACCCTGCGTTCAACACCACCCAAGAAGCAGTAGCAGCAGTAATTAATATGTTCTCTGCCGAAGAAGTGGTAGCAGAATCCAAAGCCAACCATCCTGCCAACGGCACACCACAAATCAAAGAACCTGGCGCACCGGCGACAACGAAACAGATCGGTATGTTCAGGGCCTTGGCATCGAGCAAAGGTATCGGGCAGAAGGCAGAGCAACTGTCTATGGCATCAGACTCAACAGGCCGTGTCATCGAATCGTTGGAAGCCCTCACCAAATCAGAGATATCTGAACTCATCACCATCCTAAAGGCGTAAAGGTGAGTAAAAATAAATCTAAAGGCACAGCCTTTGAAACACTCATCGTTGATTACCTCAAACAGTTCTATCCGAACTGCGAACGACGCGCACTACAAGGTGCGTTAGACAAAGGTGACATCACAGGTGTGGACAACAGATTTATTTTTGAATGTAAGTCGCACAACACCCTTAACTTCTCTGGTTGGCTGAAAGAAGCTGAGGTCGAGCGTGTGAACGCTGACGCAGAAGTTGGGGTTGTTGTTGCGAAACGCCGAGGTTATGGTAAGGCAGAAGATCAGTACGTTGTTTTGACCGTAAAGGATTTTGTTCGGCTCCTAGGGATTGCCGAAGAATACTAAATCCGTTATCTCACAAGCATTAGGTTAACTTTTGCTAAACTTGGAGGACCGATGAGATCACTTGTACGGCTATTTGCCGTTGCTCTAGTAGGAACAATTACCTTCGGCAGTATGGCTCATGCTGCTGAAGCCCCTGCCAACCCTGCGAACCCGTCAGTATCGCCTCTCTCAGAGGCTTACAGAGCGTCTGACAAGGTTCTGGTACTGCCCGTTGAGGTGGTTCCAGAGGGTGTACCGGCAGACAAAACGAAGCGTTGCCCCCAATGGGAAGATGAGTTCGCTGCGTTCGGGCTACCCGTCGAGACGTTCTCGTATGTGGCTTGGCGCGAAAGCCGCTGCTCACCCCTTTCCCACAACCGTACCCTAAACAAAAATAAGACCCAGGACAGAGGATTGCTTCAGATCAACTCCAGTTGGGTCACGGTCACAGCAAAAGAATGTGCTTCACAAAGGGGCGATCTGTCGGTACTGTTTGATGTACGGTGCAACCTTGCGGTAGCCCGATACTTATACAGGAACGGCGGGCTAAGGCATTGGAATTTATAGACGAATATCAAGACGACAACGAGGGAGAAGAAATGTCGGCAGCAGAAGATTATTACAGCCTGGTCAACAAACAGTTTGCTTTCGTAGAAGAAGCAGCGTGTCGAGGAGCAGGCCCAAGCCTGTTCTTCTTAGACGAGGAAGAAAAATCAATCAACATGATGAAGCTTGCCCAAGCACGACTGGTTTGTGGTGGTTGCAAAGTACAAAAAGAATGTCTTGACTTTGCTGTAGAGAACAATATAAAGTCAGGTATCTGGGCAGGAACAACACCATTACAGAGGAGAGGGTTACGACGTGAGCATAGAAACACCAATAGAGTTTGAGTTAGAGCAATACAAGGATCGCGTCGATGCGATGCAAACAGCGAACGAATTGTTGCGCGAGGAACGTGACCGTTACAAAGACGCATCAGATTCACTCCATGTAGAACTGGAATCTTGTCGAGCAGTACTAAAGCAAGCAGAGTCAGTTATCTCCAGGCTGCGTACCCACATCGCGCAAGGTGTGGAGTTGTGATCCTGCGATGTAACAAATGCAAACTACTTTTTTCCAGCAAAGAGAAGGAGATATCGGGTTGCTTGTGTGATCCGGATAGTCCGAGTTGGATTGCTATACAGCCTGATGGTCGACTGTTAAAGATGAGCCACGCCGACTATGAGGTAATCAGACAATGACACCAGCACTAATCGAGTTAATGATTGACCGTCTATGCGGTATGTATCCAACAACGAACATCGCCCGTAACACGGTGAAGAACGCTTGGGTCAAAGACGAACTCATGTTGGACGCAACCGAAGAAGATGCCAAAGCCGTACTCAAAATCGCTGAATCATTAGGTCACTACCCCACCCAATACGAAGTGAAATCAATGTTCATGCGCGTCATGGGTGTACGTCAAGCCGAAGTGGGTTGCGACAAATGTGACAGCACCGGCTTCATCTACACCGATCCCGATTTCAATACCGATTCAACAAAAACACGGTACGTCAAATCGTGTGACTGTCGAACCTTCTAAACCCAGATGATCCCTGTCGTTGCTATCCCCGTACTCAACCGATACGACCTGCTTCAACGGTGCATCCAGTCCATAGATTATCCAGTCAAACACCTGATCGTCATAGATAACGGCAACCAAAAACCTGTACTCACAAACCCGTTCATCCAAAACATTCACGTGCTGTCCATGCCCACCAATCTTGGTGTCGGCCCATCATGGAATCTCGCAATCAAAGCAACCCCACACGAACAAGGGTGGCTGTTGCTTAACTCGGATGCAGCGTTCCACCCAGGACAATTAGACACCTTCTACAACAACTGCTACCCCAACGCCATCACCCTCACCATGACAGAGCCAGCGTGGTGTTGCGCGTGGATCGGAACACAGGTGGTTGAACGAGTCGGGCTGTTCTCCGAATGTTATGTCCCCGCATACTTTGAGGACTTGGACTATCAGCGTCGAGCTGAACACGCAGGTTTCACCACACGCACGTTAGACATGGGAATAATCCACGACAACTCATCAACGATTATGTCTCAACCTGAACTAGAAACCAAAAACCACAACAGTTTCACCAAAAACGAAACACTCCACGAACTACGCTGGCTCACAGGAACACCCGAAGCTGGTGTGTGGGACATCACACGGCGACGCAAACTCGGATGGGACACACCATGCTGACCGACTACAAAAACATTCACCACCGTGAAACCATCTATGTCCTCGGATCAGGCGCAACACTTGACTACCTCACACCCTCATTCTTTGACGACAAAATAACTATCGCCGTCAACTACACAGGCTCGGTCTTTGGTTTACGAAACTATTACTGTTTCAGCCACTACCACATAGACGCATCAGAGGAAGCACAACGAAACGAAACCCTGTTCGCGTTCACCCCGCTACGACAACACGGAACAGACAACGAATTCTATGGGGCAGAACCAAAAGTAATCACCTTCGACACCCACACCGGCAGACCTGGCGACACATTCAACCCGTTCGGCAAAGACAAACCACACAAACCCGACCAGTTAGTAATCGGATCATCAGGGATACACGGTGCTATGCACCTAGCCGCATACATGGGAGCAAAGTTCATTGTGTTAGTCGGTGCAGACTGCGGACAACTCAACGGCAAAGACAGGG